TGATTATATGAGTAGTCTGAAACATTTTATTGATGAATATTATACTACATTATGAGGAAATAAGAAATGCCTATTATAAACGAAGAAGTTCCATCGGTCAAAGAATACATTGAACAGATACCAAAAAACTTAACTGAAGGTGAATTGTCTGATGTTTGGTTAGTAATTGCAATAGCAGCTGCCGTCTATTTTGGTAGTGGAGTTGTTTCATTGGCTCTAAAATTGTGTGCTGGCGTAGTTGTACTATTAGGATTATTTACCGTATTTCAGACTTATTTTAATTGACAATGGCCGGTAAAAATGAAATAACAGGTGACAATCTAATTAGCAAAGTTAATACTAAAAGCTATGATGATGGCTGGGAAAGAATCTTTGGCAAGAAAGAAGATGAGAAAAAGTGTAAAAAGTGTGGGTTTATACAACAAAAACCCGATATAGTTCTTTGTGAGGCCTGTGGAAGTCTAGTTAAGTCATTTTAGACTACCTAGGGGTCATAAATAAAGAAACATTCGATTACAAAGGAGAATGTATGCGTAAAGTGATTTTTATTATTCCAACGCTTTTGGCAATATTAATAGTATTTTTAATATTCCAATTAAGTTCAAAAGCAATTCAAACTGAAGCTCTAGTAAGAGCCGACTTCAAACATAACATAACATTTGACCAATTAATACCTAAAGCACAGCAACAAGTAATGTGTTTAGCTGAAAATATATTTTACGAATCAGCACATGAGCCATTGGATGGCCAAGTTGCTGTGGCTTTCGTTACTCTAAACCGAGTGAAGAGTAAAAGTTATCCAAATAATATTTGTAGTGTGGTCAAACAGAAGAATCCTAGAGGTTGCCAATTCTCATGGTATTGTGAAGGCAAACAACCTATGGAGTGGTTGACAAGGCATAACAAAACCATGTATAATACCATTATCAAATTAGCTATAAATGTTTATGCTAATCATGATAGTTTAAAAGACCCTTCAAAAGGTTCGTTATTCTACCATGCAAATTATGTGAAGCCACTATGGCGTAAAGATATGAATAAAGTTGCAGTAATTGGCAAACACATATTCTATAGGAAGTAAATTATGAATCAATCATCAGTTTTATATATTGTAACAGTTGTATGTTTTACCATTATTCTTCTTTCGGTTGTAGGTGCTTATAACTACTATGTAACACAAGACAGAATATTAATGTCTAAAAATATAGATGATGCAATATCAAAAGGAATTGACCCACTATCAGTCAGATGTGCTTATGCATCAGAGATTGATGCTGTATGTGTATCATATGCTTATTCACGAAACACTAACTCAAAAGCGAAAAAATAATTATGGCAACAAAAGATGAGATGGCGAAGTTCGCTAAAGAGATACATGATTTAGTTTCAAAAACAGATTACAATTACATTGAAGCTATAGCAGCTTATTGTAAAGAAACAGGATTAGAAATAGAAGTAGCGGCAACACTATGTAATGCTAACCTCAAATCACGAATAGAGTGTGATGCATTGGACAACAATATGTTAAAAGAAAAGTCTAGTAGATTTAGTCGTTTACCTATATGAGTTCCCCATTGTTATCTCATAAAAATAACAAACCAAAACTATAATAATAGGAGAAACTACTATGCCTTTAAACTTAGACTTTAATTTAATATTAAATGTAGCAGTTGCAGTTGTAGCAGTGGATTGGCTCGGTAAATTAACCGGCTGGTGGTAAATACTTAATTAAGTAATTACAATTTATTATAGAGTTGGGAGAGCTCTTTAAAACTCCCACCCTAATTATATGACTGGTTACGATACATACATCTTATTTAATGCTTTAAAATTACACTTCACCACTGAGAAGTTTGACTTCTTTAAATATAATGGTAAGGTAAGAACCACAACTGAACAATTTGAGAATAGAAAAGACAAATATCACTTCTACAAACTTTCCAGAAAACACGAAAACCGAGATGACATGGTACAATACATTGTCCATAACTTTGTTGAAAAAGACAATGTTTGGGTCGGTGACTTGTTGACTGAAGAATCTAACCAACGACATCAAAAACATAAAAAGATTTTACAATCGCTTTCATATACTTTCGAGAGTGATTGTAAAAAGTTATTTGGAAATGTAATTAATCCGAATGACTTGATTAAGGTAACAGATGAATATCCCAAACTTTTGACTATGGCTTTACAGCGTGATATTGAGATTGAAACCTTTTGCCTATTGAACTCTATTCTAAACTTTCTACCAATGTGGAGTGAGAAAATTCAAGACACAATATATTGGCCTGAGTTTAGAAAAAAAGTTCTAAAGTTTACCGCATTTCTACCAAGAGATGTAGTAAAATATAGACTTATTCTTAATAAAACTATTGATAATAAGTAGCATAAATAACTTATACATTATGATTTACAGTGGATAATAGTTATACAATAAACGAAGTAACATACAACTTATACAAGGAAAATACGATATGTCAAGTTTTGCAAATTTAAAACGAAATCGCTCTAGCTTAGATAAACTAACTAAAGCAATAACAGCAACAACCGCCTCAACTGATTCAAACTCCCGAGAAGACACACGATTCTGGACTCCAGATGTAGACAAAGCTGGTAACGGAATGGCCGTTATTAGATTTTTACCTGCACCATCGGTCGATGGCGAAGACGGACTACCATGGGTTAGATATTTCTCTCATGGATTTCAAGGAACTGGAGGCTGGTACATTGAGAACTCATTAACGACTCTTAATCAAAAAGACCCTGTTTCTGAATACAATTCAACATTATGGAATTCTGGTATTGAAGCAAACAAAGAAATTGCTCGTAAACAAAAAAGGCGCCTACATTATGTCGCTAATATTATGGTAGTTTCAGACCCAAGCAGACCAGAGAATGAAGGTCAAATACGCCTTTATAAATTTGGTAAGAAAATCTTTGATAAAATTACTGAAGCAATGAATCCTGAATTTGCAGATGAAGTGGCTGTTAATCCATTTGATTTGTGGGAAGGTGCCAACTTTAAATTAAAGATTCGTAATGTAGAAGGTTATCGTAACTATGATAAATCTGAATTTGGTGATAAAGTAGCTTTAATGGAAGGCAACGATGAAAAACTTGAAGCTGTATGGCAACAAGAATATTCATTGAAAGAATTCTTAGATGCTAAGAACTTTAAATCTTATGATGAACTTAAAGCAAGATTAGATAAGGTTTTAGGTTTCGAAGGCGAAGCTGCACCAAGAACTATAGCAGAAGAAGTGATGGCTGATACAATAGCACCAGCGCCATCAGATGTAGAAGTTTCATCTGCTCTAAATCAAGTAGATACAGCAATTGCATCTTCTGGTACTGATGATGATTTAGATTACTTTAAGAACTTAGCAGAACAAGGATAATTCCTGTTTTGGTTATATTGAGACCCGCTTCGGCGGGTTTCTTTTTGCCTAGAGTTCTAAAGTTTTAAGGAAGATTTGACCTTTCGTATCTGAAGCTTTAATTATCATTGTTCCAGACTGTTCAGAAGAAAAGTTAAATTTTAGATATGGGTCTTGACTTACACTAATACCATTTTCAACAACTAACACTATTTCACCATTAAAATTGTAACGAACTTGTTTAACAATCCATTCTGGTACATACCAACCATTAATTGAATCTTTTTGTAAACCAGTAAACATAGGATGTTTGATACGAGTTGTTAGATATTCATTTTTAGATTTAGTTAGAATCTTACCTAAATCTTTAGTCATCTCAGGGTCTTGACTATCCATATAACCACTACAACCACCTGATGCTCTTATAGCAACATTATTCATGTATAATTTACCATTAGTATCTTCAGCAACAACATGAACAAAAGAATCTGTCTCCATTCTAATGCGAGTTGATAGGTCTAAGTTTTGTGTTTGATTTGTAAGGTGATATGTAGCTGCATGTTGAATAGGATTTCCATCGATGATTAGGAATATCTTTTGTATTTCAATATTGGGAGTTTTTGTTAATTTTATGTTGATTGGAACTTGAGCGCCACTAGATGCTCTTTTTGGACCATCAATCTTAAGAAAGTCTACTTCAGTGATAACCCTATCTTCAAACATTCTCTCTTTAACATAAGGCCATAAATCAGGATTAGCATCGGCTCTTGCAATTAACCCGATACTTAATAATACTAAAAAAAGTAATATCTTTTTAATAATCATAGGTTTATTTAGTATATCATAGCGTGGTACCAATAGAGGCAATTATGATATTCGGTTTACTACTTGTCCTGAGTCTTTTTGTTTAGCTGCAGCTACTATATTATTAACAGTAGTATTATTATTCACCGTTTCACTGTTTACAACACTGTCACCACCACCCATTGACATACTTCTTTTATCAATAGAGTTACTATTAGAATTAGAAGCAAGTGTTGTACCTTGACTTGAACCTGCTTGTGCAACGAGATTGACTATTTTAGGTCCTCTAACACCAACTTGACCATACCATGCACTATCTTGTAACTCATTTGAAGCTAAAGAGAAATTGCCTTCTCCTAACGCCTTTGCTGCATTTGGAAATTTTGGCCACCATTTACCCATATTAAATGCAAGGTCAACAAATGCTGATTTGCCAGCTTCATTTGCTTTTCCATATCCAGGTGTTTGTTCTGCTATTTTTTTATGATGAGCAAAATCATCATCAAACATATTCATTACTTCTTCATGGGAGAAATTTCTATCCATTTCAGGTGGTAATGTTTTACCTTTTCCAATTAAATGACCAACACCTATGGTCCACAGTCCTCTGGTATCTTGATAAGGCTTATACTCACCGTTCGGAAGTCGTTCAGCAATGCCCTCATGTTGAATAATCATCGCCTTAGTGTCATCCATACCACCTGAAGATGATGATGGAGTAGGAGTTGTCGAACTAGCCTTTTCTCCGCCTATTGTTGGTCTTTCATTTGTAACTGTTCGTCTAGGCCGTTTTTCTCTTTTATATAATTCTTTTGGGTCTGTTACTCCAGCAGCTATTTTAGCTTTACGAACCCTTATTGCTTCAGCACGAATCTCCTTTAATCTTTTTGCACCTTCTGGATTTGGCTTCGTTTGTTTTGACAATGGAACAAATTCTTCTTCTGAAACTTCTTTTTGTGGACCTCCCAGATGAGCGGGAACATTTTCTTTATCTACTGTAATGTTATTAGTAGCTTTATCAGGTGTTCCAGTTGGTGCAGGTGCTTTACTTAAACCTAGAAATTCTTTAATTGCATCAAATTTCTCGCCAAACCAATCACTAATACCTGAAATAAATTCAGTAAACTTTTCAGTTAATGGTGCCATAAAAGTTGTCACATCATTCCAAAGACCAGATAACATTTCTCCACCTTTGTCAAACATATCAAGAAAGAAATCACCAACTTGTGCTAATCCTTCTTTCATTTTGTCATATGCATTAGAAAAAAAATCATTAAATTTACCAGTAATGGCATCCCAAATTACTTTTATAATTACGGCAACTGCAGCAATGCTTACTAGGACTTTTAGAACCTTTTTAATTGTAAAATTGGCAATAAATTTAGCTAAGAAACCTAAAGCTTTCATCTTTAACCTTTTTTTTATTTTTCCACCAACAAAAGAAGTAGGAGAAACTGATTCGCTATCGCCACCCAAATCAGCCGTAGGTGTTATAGTTTTGCCAGTTTTAATTTGTACATATTCAATAAGGTCTTTTGCTATAAAAGAGAGATTTTCAGCAATACTTGACATTATATCTAAACTAGATTTGTCATTTACCATTGTTGGAGAATAAGGTGAGTTGAGAGGCATATTATGTTCTTTCTAAGAATTCAGCAAAATCAAAATTAATAACAGGTGCAACTTGTTCTTTATTTTCTCCAGCTGTATTTGAATTGTTTGTTGTTGTTGGACTATTGAATGTACTGCCTCCTGAACCTATAGACTCTTGTCTTTGTCCAGAATCTACTGCAGTAGAACCACTTTCGACTACAGCGCCAGATGAAGCTGCACCGAATGGTGTCACTTCGCTTGGTGTAACACCTCCTTTAGCTATTTTATCAGCAATAACATTTCCAGCATTATTCATTGCACCTGGAACTGCTGCAGTTCCTGAAGACAAATTAGACATAGCAGCCTCAGGTCCGCCGCCCTGTAGAAAATTCCCCATGGCAGCCTTATCTTCTTCTTCAGTAGTTCCAAACTTATGAGCGGTTGGTGCAGCAGAATTACCAAATGTTGAAGAGGCATTTGCTGAATTATCAACTCCAACCATTGTTGGTGAATTCATTCCTAATCCACTATCTCCAGAGAAACCTCCAATTAATGAAGCTGTAGATACTTTTTGGCCTTTTGTTAAATGAGATACACCATCAGCCGTGTTACCAAATCCTT